CCGGTAACCATTCAGCATTTCCCGTGAAATAGTTCAGTCCTCTCCAAAGGACACTCTTTGCATCAGGTATAGCTATGTTTACAAGATTGGGCAAGGGATTAAACCCCATTTCCCTAAAACTATCAATTGTTTTTCTGAAGTCTATTTGTTCCATCTTTCCTCCCATTTCTTTTCCTGCGGTGAATCGTATTTGTCAGGAGAGTTATTATTAAGAATCACCCCAACGTCAGTAGTTGACTTGGCAGGCATTCTCTCCTTGTTTGCCCAAGTAGTTAACCTTCTGGACAACTCCCATGTTTTTTCAAGTTCAAAGCGCATCTTCGTGCACGATTTATTCATTTCAGACCAATAGTCGAAGAAAGCTCGTATCATGTCTTTCGGGTATTTACCCACATAGGGAATTAAAGACTGATAGAAAGAATCTTTCCGGAAGAGAGTAGCGGCTTTAGCCGCGTCTTTCTTTGCTACTCCGTTAGGAGTAGTTTCTTTTATATTCTTTTCTTTCTTATTATTTGGGTTAGAGGTGGGTTGTCCTTTTTGGAAGTGGGTTATTTGCTGGGTTACAAGGTGGGTTATAAATTCTTGTAAATCTCCGTCTATCAATTTATTAAGTGGGTTACAAGGTGGGGTGTTAGGTGGGTTTCCTATGGCTTCACCGTTGTATTTTTCAAAATTGACAAGAGTAATCACATTAACCCCTTGACTGTTATCAGTAGTAATCATTTTCTCTCTTTTTAGTTTTCCAAGAAAGGATTTAACCCATTGGTCTGACCTTCTCCATTTTTTAGCGAGAAATCTATTGGATGCAGGATATTGCCCTCTTTCCCATGTTACCTCGTAACACCCGATGCGCGACGTAGTCGGTGATGCCTCAAATCGTGCTGACTGTATCAAGTCAATCCACGCTTCGCACTCACTAAATGCCCGGGCGGCCTGCCATATCTTGTTATCGAAGAATGTGCGGGATAGTTTGATGAATCCTTTATCCATGGTTTCAGAATCTCACGTTAGTTAATTGTCTTCCATTGGAGAACACAGCCCACTTGCCGTTACCACTATCAAATAACCGTAAATCAGAAACTTCCCCAAAACGTTTGATATTACCGCATAAATCCACAATCCAGCCACATTCTTTAGATGGATGCGGACGGATGGCACGACCGACTATCTGATACCACATGGCAAGTGACATTGTAGGACGTGCCATAACGACCGTATCAAGTTC